TGCCAAGTGCCAGGACCAAAACGCATATCTATCATAGTACGCATTCTTTGCATACTTTCTTGTGCCAGTCTAGCATCAATCACTTCTTGAGCAACAGACTTAATACCTAGCTGATCATTCATTCCTGTCACGCCTGCTTTTGAGTTACGTGCTTTTTGTACTTGTTCTTCGCCTATAAATAGGTTTTCTATTTGATCGCCTATTTCTTTTATATCATTAACTGTGTCTAAATTAGATTTTATAAAATCGACAGATTGCTTGACAAGAGCAATACCTGTCAGTACCTCTGCTACTACCATTTGATCTCCTTGGGGGGTGAGCTATCGCTCAGAGATGTTTATAATATAACAAAGTTTAAGGGTATTTACTATTTATTTTTTGTTGGAAGGGTTGACTAACTCAAAAGTCCCGTCAGTGTGTTCGACTATAGCGGTACAGTGCTGAACCCAGTCTCCTGTGTTCATGTAGGGATTTTCAATCTTTGGGATATGAGTATGACCGCAAATAACAGCATCATATTTCTTAAAAGAAATATATTTTCGTAGGGCTAGTTCTGTTCTGGACTTTCTTACATACCTAGCTGTAGATATTTTTTGTTCTGCTGCTTTCTCTGCCCAATCAGTAAAATGAGCAAAAAAGTTTATAACTTTTTTTGGTATGTGCATTAAAAAATCCCACTTATCTCCGTGAACTATGTATATAGTTCTACCATCGATAGATTTGTAAAGGTAATGATCTGTTATTTGTGTGTTTCCAAAATGAAAGTTATATTTGAAAAAAGGCCTTACAAACTCGTCATGATTGCCAGGGATGTAAATGACTTTTGATTTTTCTGAGATTTTAAGAATCTTGCGTAGAACTTCAGTTTGGCTGTTAGTCCAGAAGTGGCGTCTTTGGAGTGCCCACCCATCTATTATATCGCCTACTAAAAATAAGTTTTCACAAGTAAACGAGTCAAGGAACTCTAGGAGTTCCTTGCTCTTTGATTTTTTAGTACCTAAATGTAAGTCTGAAATAAATACAGATTGATACTTTATTTTCATTTATTTGATTTCCGTCAAAGGAGGCAGTTCTGCCATAGCTTTAGCGTAATAATCACGTTCTTCTTGTGGCATTGGGATCATACCAGCATCAGATAAAATACCGTCTTCATTCCAATTTGCAACCCAAGTATTCATATACTCATTAATACCAGGTACTACACCAACATGAGCGTGTTTTACGTAGAACCAAAGTGCACGTGAAACTGCGTAATCACCAGCAGCAATATTTTCAAATGTAGGTTCTGTACCAGAAATCACAGCACCTTGTAGGGTGTCAGAGTTCTGATCAAGATATGAAAATCCGAAAATACCATAGGCGTTAGGATCTTCTTGAAGTTTTTGTACGATTAGATTATCTTGTTCACCTGCTTCTACATAGGCTCCGTCTGCTCTCATTGCACGACACTTTTTACCTTTTTTGTCGCCGCGAGCTTTTGAGGCAGCTTTAGCAATTTTGTCTTTACCACAGTAACCTTTCTGGTTTACCATCTCTGCGTAAGACGCACGAGTACCAGATGTTGTTGGTGGGCCGTAAACACGAATTTCTGTGTTTGGAAGTTCTGGGTTAATATCAGACCACTTTTTAAAAGGGTTTGGAATCCACTCATCACAGTTAAAGTTACGACCGGACCCTTCGTAGCATGCAGGTACTTCAGCAGTTAATGCCATGCCCAGTTCTGCTTTTGAGATGTTCAGAGGATTACCGTCAATAGAGTGTGCTACGACGATACCATCGTAACCTACTTTGATTTCTGTTAATGTAACACCGTTTTTGTTACAAAAGTCTAATTCTGATTGTTTCATACGAGATGATGCGTTACCAATATCAATAAACTGAGTACCGATACCTTGGCATACGCCTTTTTTACCGACAGAAGATCCGCCAGATTCAACGACAGGAGTTTTAAAGTTTGGATTTTTACCCATCTCTTCGGCAATGATTGTAGCAAAAGGAAGTACTGTAGAGGAGCCAGCGATTGAGATTTGGTCTCTAGCACTAGCAGAAGTAGCGAGCAGCGAAATAGCAGCTGCAAGAATAAGTTTTTTCATTGATTTCTCCTTTGAAAGAAAAGTGGGAAGATAATTTTCTTCCCACTAATGCATTATATTACAAATCTGTTACAAAAATGTTACATATTTTAATTTGGCAATTGGGCGTCAATACCAGGTACATATTCCATCATAGTAGCAAGAGTACCGTCATCTGCGTCACCAAAAGGCTTAAAGTTACCTGTTTTGATATCGTATGCAAGTTGTTCAGCAAGAGCGGCAAGCTCTGGATCCATATTAGTCATAGGTGCCATAGCAACCATGCCTGTATCCATACCACCCCAGGTACTCTTTTCTTCCCATGTACCGTCCATTGCTGCTTTTACACGAGCCACATAATAAGGACCCCACACGTCAAGAATAGCTGTGAGCTGTGTTTCTGGTGCGAAACTAATCATGTCCGAAGCTTGACCGAATCCTTTGATACCTTGTGCTGCAGCAGCTGCAAGAGGCGATGGAGAGTCGGTATGTTGAGTAATAATATCAGCACCCCCTGCCATTAATACTTTGGCAGCGTCTGCTTCTTTTGGTGGATCATACCATGTATTTACCCACACAACATCTACATCAAAATCTGGATTTACTGATGTAGCTCCAAGATAAAAGGCATTAATACCTCGAACTACTTCGGGAATCGGAAAAGATGCAATATACCCAGCTTTGCCAGCCTTAGACATGTGGCCTGCAATAACACCTTGTACATAACGACCTTCATAGAATCGTGATGAATAAACAGAAAGATTTGGGGCTGTCTTGTACCCTGTTGCGTGTTCAAAAATGACATCTGGATTTTGTTTTGCAACTTTTACAGTTTGCTCCATATAACCAAAAGATGTAGTGAAAATCATGTCCACACCTTGAGAAATCATACTGTTCATGACCTGTGTAGCTTGCGGACCTTCTGCTACAGACTCTACGTAAACAGTTTCAACTGCGTCTCCGAAAGTTTCTTCTACAGCTAACCGTCCTTTGTCATGCATATAAGTCCAACCATGATCACCGATTGGTCCAACGTAGACAAATCCGACTTTAAAAGGTTCTGCTGCAAAGGAAGCAGAAAGGGTTGTCAGAAGCATCGCTCCTGCCAGTAGTAGTTTTTTCATTAATTTTCTCCTTAGTTTTAGGTAATAGAAACCATTCTATTTATCAAACGCTGTGCTCGGTTAGTTACTTGACGATACCAGCGTGAATCTTTCATTTCTTCGCCTGCTTTAGCCCAATCTCGGGCATCAACTGCTGCTTTCATGTTTTTAAACTTAGACATTCTAGGGTATCCCATATTAAACATCATATTTGCAATGACTCTCTGAGCAGTCTCAGGTAACTCATAAAAATCTGGATAAAGTTTTTTACAATCTTTAAGGACAGTATCCATGTCCTCTTTAAAAGCCTCATCAACACGTTCTTGAGTTACTGGAGTGCCAACAGGCTGTCCCCACTCAGGGTCACTAGTTTTAACTAAATGTCCAATACCAAAAGTAGGGTAACCAAGATGATCTAAGTATACTTCGAACTTACAGCCTTCGTCTTTAGTGATTTCAGTTTGTAGCTCTTGTAAATCCATCAGTTATATCCTTTCTTTTTGTGTAAGTTTTTTGCGTAATAGTCTTCTCTGTCTTTGTCCATTTGATTACGCATTTTCTTTACCTTTTTTACTTCTTTAGAGTCAAATAAAGTAACTTTTGTTGACCACTCAGCATTTTTGACAGGCACTATTTGACAAATAGGAGTTCCTGCCGGAATCATAACATCATTTCCAGGTGATAAATTAGTGTGTAAAAAAGGTATGTTTACTACGTTATGGTGAGTATCGGTGTCAACGTAGCCAGACAAAGGTATAATGGGGGATTCTAATCTGTTTGCTAAAGGCATAAACATAGCAGAATAATCCTTTGGAGTTTCAACTATCCAAGGATTCATATATTTTAAAATAGTCATATTCTCAAAAGGAGAACCTTTCACTTGAGCAGAGGGATGAGTTTCGATGGGTTTCCAAGCGTTAAGTAAAAGTTCGTGTCTTTTACTCAGATAAGGTAATCTAATACTGCCATCATCCAGCTGTTTGATAAGGATGTCTACATGTGTAAGAAGTACATACCCAGCAGTCATAGCATCTAAAAAAGGCATGCATTTTTTTACACTAGAAACCTTATCACCAGAGTGCATGACTTTGGGAGGTATCTGCTTAAACCAATCAGGCGCTATTCGTTTTGTAGGTATAGGTGGTAAAATTAAATCTTCTGGAAAGTCATTTATTAAATGAAATTTTATAGTCTTTTTATCCATTATAACGGCTTAACGTCGTTTAAGTCCCTTTGTATGTTTTTGTGATCTTGGTGGAGATTTCTTTGAACCCTTTGGGCCAGACCAAAGTTCCTTATCCGCCCAGTACGCAGCCGACATCTTTCCTCTAGCGATGTTTTTAGCATGTCTCGCTTTGAAGCTCTTACGTGCTTCAGGGCTATAATTGTGCCCCATAGAACTGTCTCCGTAATGGATAAGTTTAATTCTATCGCCTTCTTTAGCGAGGACCATGCCTTTCTTTTCAGGACGGCTCGATCTGCGTGGTTTGTTGAATCCATCAAATGTGTTTCCTCTATATGAGATTTTTCCACTAGGAAGTCTCTTTACTCCTGGATATTTGCTCATTATATTTTCCTTTAATCTCGCAAACTATCTGCCACTGTCTGTGCGTTAGTTGCGGGTATTTCTTTTGTGCATTGATACATCCTAATATAAAGGTTTTTTCAGCATCAGTCAAAGACTGTTTTTCAAAAAATTCCCTTAATGGTTTAGTTATTCTTCGAGTCATCTTTTTTATCATACACAAATGGATCAAGTTTTTGTAACTTTTTTAGTTTTTTCTTAAATTCTCTCTCAATCTTCCAATTAATAAGTAGATTGCTCAACCACTTTATCATATTCAAGTCTCCTATTCTTTAATAAGGGTAAAAAAGGCACAGCAGATTTTTCGAAAACAATAGGATCATCACCATCAATAGTCATAATGATAGCTACATCTTGGATTCCTGTTCCATACATTTCGTTGTGCGCAACCGCATACGCACAGCCTTGAATGTAATAGTCCGTAATCTGTTTCTGGTTCTTTTTCTTTTTTGACGTTTTAAAATCAATG